ATAAATTATACGAACTGTCTACAGACAGAAGATACGATGAAAAGACTAAATTGAAGATTGGTTATCAGATATTAAAAGCGGCTTCTCGTTTTGCTCCATTTAAACCAACTTTTAAGAGATATCTATCTAATCATGTTCGTTCTAGGTTTATTGAGATATCATCTAGTGAATGGGATATTGCCCTATTCCTACCACTGGAAAGATTTGCGAAAGCATCGAAGACTAAAGTCTGGGCAGACTCAAGAAGGATGATTTAATGGCTTTCAGAATACAAGAATTTATGTCTGATGTTAGCAGAAGAGGTCTTGCTAAACAAAGTAACTTTGAAGTTATATTTTCATTACCGTCTAATATATTGGGTACTGCTAGTATATCTAATTTATCTGCATTAACTTCTTTGAGAACAAGTAGTGACCTTAGTTTAAGATGTGAAAGTATAGACTTTCCAGGAAGAGGCATACAAGCAGTAGATTCATATAGAAAATCTGGATTTGGTGTTCCAATTAATGTTCCTATAGCTGGTATACATCTAGAAGTTACAGCAACATTTCTATGCACAGATAGTTTTTATGAGAAAGAAATATTCGAAACATGGCAAGATTTGTTAGTAGGAGATTACAGAAAAAATCCTAGTTCTACACGTAATCAGTTCAATCCTGGATATTATGATGATTATATAAAACCTTGTCAGATGCAAATATCTCAATACAAAGAAACAGGTGAAAAGACTTATGAGATAGAATTAAGAGAATTATGGCCAAGAACAATAAATCCATTACAAGGAAGTTGGTCTGGGGGCGATCAAGTTCATAGATTAAATGTGTCTTTCAATTATAGATATCATGTAATAAAGAAATCGTCTTTAGAATCATAGACGGATATTCAGACACTAAGACAACTAGGAAACGTATCAGGAATATTATAATAAGGAGATAAAATGAATTTACCTATGTTAGTGACTCCTACTTATGTAGATGTAATACCATCAACAAAACAAAAAGTAGAATATAGACCATTTTTAGTGAAAGAAGAAAAAATCCTATTGATGGCTTTAGAAGGAAATGATAGAGAAGAGATTATTAGAACGGTTGAACAAATATTTAATAATTGTATTAAAACTGAAGGTATCGATTTTAAAAATTTAGCTTCATTTGATTTCGAATATCTTATGTTAAAACTTCGTTCTAAAAGTGTTGGTGAAGTAGTTGAATTAAACTTTCGACATAATGAAGATGATTGTGGAGAGTTAAATTCAGTAGAAGTAAATTTAGATGATATTGAAGTTAAATTTAATGATGATCACAAAGATATAGTTATGATTACTGATGAGGTAGGAGTAAAAATGAAATATCCTACAATTGTTTCTATCGAAAGTATAGACTTAGAAGAAGAAAATAACATAAAAAATGTATTTGATATTTTTGTTAATTCTATAGATTATGTTTTTGATAAAGATAATGTGTACAGTGATTATAGCAAAGAAGATTTGATAGAGTTTGTAGAAAATTTGAATCAGGCACAATTTGATAAGATTTCTAATTTTTTTGAAACTATGCCAAAATTGAAACATGAAATAAAGTTCAAATGTAAGAAGTGCGAAAAAGAAGTAACAACGGAGGTTCAAGGCTTACAAAGTTTTTTTACATAATGATGTTGCACGACAATGTTACTAATCATTATAGAACTAACTTTGCACTAATGCAACATCATAAATATTCTTTATTAGAATTAGAGAATATGATGCCCTTTGAAAGACAAGCCTACGTTTCTATGCTTCTAGAATATTTGAAGGAACAAGAAGAGAAAAGAAGACAACAAAATGGCGTATAATCCAAACAACCCTCCAGGATATGAAAATATGGCACCATTGTTGCCTACTGGTATGACTGTGGTTAATCCTAGTAGTGGTATTAATTTGCCTACCATAGAAAACAATGATGAAGATGTTTTAATAAAAAACGTTTTAAAAGAAAATGAGACTACTAATTCATATTTAAAAGAAATACGCGATATACTTTTAAAAACTTTTGATCTTGATAAAAGAAAATTTGATAATGAGTTAAAACTACAAAATAAACAATCTTTTACCACTGCTGAAACAAACTTAGAGGAAAAACCACCAGTTACTTTAGTGGACAAAGAAGGAAAAGATAAAGATAAGAAAAGTATATTTGGAGATAAGGGCGATGGTGGGGGTTTAGGAGGTTTATTAAAAGCAATTTTTGGTGGGGCTCTTGTAGGTCTTGTTGGTGCTATTTTAGCAAATCCTGATCTTTTGGTTAAAATCTATGATGGTATTGTAAATTTGGTAGATATGTTTGGTAAAGTTGCAGATTGGATAGGGACTTTAGATTCAAGTACTATAATTATAGCTAGTGCATTAGCTGCTGCAACTGCTTTATTTGGACCAATCAGAACTCTTAGAGTAGCACTCCGCGCCGCCAGCTTTGCAGCCAGAGGAGCAACCAGACTTATTAGAGGAACTCCTGGCCAAGCCAGAGCAGGAACTCCTGGCCAAGGCAGTACAGGAACTTCTGGCCAAGCCAGAGCAGGAACTCCTGGCCAAGGCAGTACAGGAACTTCTGGCCAAGCCAGAGCAGGAACTCCTGGCCAAGGCAGTACAGGAACTTCTGGCCAAGCCAGAGCAGGAACTCCTGGCCGAGGCAGGTTTTCTAAGATAGTCAAATTCGCACTAGGCGCCGGCGCCGCACTAGGCGCCGCCGCACTAGGCGGCGCCGCACTAGGCAATGATGGTGCCAGTCCAGGAACTTCTGGCCAAGCCAGTACAGGAACTTCTGGCCAAGCCAGTCCACCACGACCTGAAGTAACACAAACTCCCACACCACCAAGAGCAAATCCACCAGGAACTGTAACACAAACTCCCACACCACCAAGAGCAAATCCACCAGGAACTGTAACACAAACTCCCACACCACTAAAAGGATTATCAGCAGCAAACGACAATATAACAGGCGCCGCTAAAAAAATATTACCAAAAGGTAAATTAGCAGGAATTATAGCAAAGAAAGCAGCAAAAGTAGCAATTAAAGCAGTACCTATAGTTGGAGCCGTCGCTGGAATATTTTTTGCGGCGCAAAGAGCTTTCACTGGAGACTGGTTAGGAGCAACTGCTGAAGCTGGTGGTGTATTTTTACCTTCTGTAGCAGGACTTCCATTAGATGCTTCATTAATGGCAAGAGATGTATACATGGAAGTTTATGGTACAAACCCAGAAGAAGACCTAAAAGAAGAAGGCGGTAAAGAATTAGTAGGCCAAAGATTTAGCGCCATATATGATGGAATTAAAGATGAACTTCAAAAATCAAAAGAATCAGAAGATAAAGGAAACCCTGAAACTCCTAGTTCTTCTAGTGGACCACTAGGTGCTAACAGAACTGACTTTGGACAAAGCGATGATACTGGTTTATCTGAAACTCCTAAAAATATTGCACCTGGGAGTCCCGCGTCAGAGGAGGCGCCCGACCCGGTAGATCCCATCGCCGCCCACAAGGCCATCTTTCATTTTCCTTTTAGACAGCAGAAAATTTCCAGGCATTATTATATGACCAAAAGGGCTAGATTAACACAAGACCAGCGCGATATGCTCGATCGCTGGATGATCGACGGAGGCACTGATGTTGGATTATCAGCTGATGGAACCGATGATCTTTCTAAATTACTAGATAAAGTTGGTTTAGAACCAGTAAATGTAGAAAAAAGTATTCCAAAAGTACCACAAGGAACACATGAAAAACTATTTCAGACAACACCAGATCGTAAAGGTCAAGGTTTCTCTGAACCTAACATGATGCAACCAACGGATGAAGTCTCACCTAAGACTTCTATGGAAGGACCATCTGAACCTAACATGATGCAACCAACGGATGAAGTCTCACCTAAGACTTCTATGGAAGGACCATCTGTACCTAACATGACTGGATTTGCTGCTGACGGTATGTCAAGAGTTCAAGTAAATAAAAATGTTATTATTAATAATATTACACCAACAACTAATAACATACAACAAGATAATAGTACTGCTGTTATCAGTAATAGTAAAAATGGTGGTGGTGGGGTTCCTGCTCCTTCTAATTATGATGATTCTTTGTTCTCTAACGCTGCGGCATAAAAAAAAGAGGGGACCGAAGTCCCCTCTGATATTTTATCAATCCTCCTCTGCCAATTTCTTGAAGAATGATAGACTATCGTCATCTTCTTCATCATTACTCCAAGGAACACTATCTTCTTCCTTAGCTGCCGCAACACGAGGTTGAGGTGCTGGAGCAACTTCACTTAGTTCAGGACCACCATCAAGACCAAGAACACGATTGAGTCGAGTCTTTTGTTCTTCATATGACTTGAACTCAGATACATCAAGAAACTTAGATAGTGGATGTTGAGAGTTCCAAATCTCTTCAATCCTTGCATCATCGTCAGATACAACAGAACTCTTATCAAACTCTGATAGGTCATAGTTCTGATAACCTTCATATCGACGAATCTTCAACTTGAAGTTAGCACCCTCCCAGAAATCGAAAGGATTCATTGGATCTTCATCTTCAAATTGAGGTTGCATTGCATTCTGCATCTTTTCGAAGATCTTTGCGCCATACCGATAAAGAAACACTTGACCCTCATTCTGAGGATTTGCCTTATCTGATACGACTAGAACATTGGAATAATAGTTTAATCGACGCTTCTGCTTACGAACAATATCCTTGTTGGACTCTACACCTGAGTTCCAAAGCATAGAGTTGTGTTCGCAAACTGGACACTTTTCGCCAATTGTGGTTCGACATTCGTCAATCCACCAACCACCAGGACCCTGGAATCCATGATTGTATACCTTGACCCATGGAAGTTCTTCACCAGGGGCTGCTGGTAGGAATCGAATGACTGAGTATCCGTTTCCTGCCTTGTCTACTTCAGGCTTCCAGATATTTTCGTTTGTGTTGAGTTCGTCTCGTGCCGTGACCTTTTCGGCTGCTGTTACTAGGTCACGAAGT